GGACTTGAAGGTGAGTATGTGTATTGTGAGGATTGGACTGACCGCAAGGCAGAGCAAGTTCACTATCAGCCATTCAACACAACTACAAGAGAATCAAAGTCACTTTATTATTGCCAATTCTACCGACCCGGACAAGGCGAATATCCTTTGCCTGATTACATCGGTGCGTTGAAGTACATTGAAGTGGACACGGAGATTTCAAATTATTATTTGAATAGCATCAAAAACGGATTCACCGCACAAACCCACATCCAGTTATTTAAGGGAATCCCAACACCTGAAGAAGCTCGTGCAACTGCAAGACGATTCAAGGAAAACTATCAAGGCACGGACAATGCCGGTGGACTTATCATCCAATACAACGATCCACAAGAGAAAGAATCAGTCATCAGCAACTTGCAACCATCGGACTTTGACAAGCAATTTGATTTATTGAATAAGACCGTACAACAAGAGATATTCGTTGCACACAAGGTAAACTCACCAATGCTCTTTGGAGTGCGTGTAGAGGGTCAATTGGGTGGTCGTTCAGAGATGATTGAAGCGTATGAGATGTTCCAACAGTCATACATTGAACCAAGACAACAAAAGATTGATGATACTTTGACTTACTTGTTTGAGTTCATCAGTCCAGTTCGCTTGGAAACAATCAACAAACCACCTATTGGATTGGATTATCAGGCGTTATTTACTGCCGGTTTGATTTCAAACGAAGAAGCCCGTGCAGAATTAGGACTTCCACAAATTTCAAATGTAAAAGTGCAGTCATCATTGAACGATGCCATCAACGCATTGAGTCCGTTGGTTGCAAACAATGTCTTGTCCAATATGACCATCAACGAGAAGCGTCAATTGGCTGGACTTGATCCAATAGTTGGCGGTGATTTGTTGGAATCTTCATCAGCACCCGTTGCGATGTCATCACAAAATCCTTTTGGATGGGATGATGAAAGAGATTTGGCGGTGTTTATGAAGTATGGTGAACCAGCGGAGAACTTTGAACCGATGAAGTTTGACTTCGCATCTGCGATTGAATCAGCCATCTTGAATGTGCTGAAGGAAAACAAAGGTTTGCAGATAGGTGACATCGTCAACATCACCAAACTCGATCCACAAGTGGTGGTTGATACCATTGCAAAATTAAACGATGCCAAGTTAATCAAGGGATACAATCAAGGATTGGAAGTAACCCCAAAAGGATTGGATGAAATCAGTCAGTTACAAACCGAAATCGTGGTTCGTTACAAGTACGCACTTGCACCAGGAATGTCAGGTGGAATACTCATAGCCGGATCGCGTGATTTCTGCAAACAAATAGTTGGTAGCAATCGTGTTTATTCTCGTGCAGATATCGATGCGATGTCATTGCAAACGGAGATTGATGTTTGGTCAAGACGAGGTGGATGGTATCACGACCCGGTGAGAGATGTGAATGTTCCACAATGCAGACACATTTGGCAACAACAATTATTAAGGAGAATTAAGAAATGACAAACTTTGTATATTTCATATCAACGAGTTATTTGAAGTCGAACACGCCTTTGAATCAGAATGTTGACGATAAGTTGCTGAAGTCAGCAATCAAAGAAGCTCAAGAGATCTATATCCGGGATGTCATTGGTTCAGGCATTTACAATGAATTGCAGACACAGGCATTCGCAGGGACTTTGACCAACTTAAACACAACCCTTTTGGATTCATACATTGCACCGTGTTTGAGATACTACACTTTGACTGAGGCAATGTTGCCAATGACATTCAAGTTGATGAACAAATCGGTTGCATCAAGAGAATCTGACAATGCTCGTGCAGTATCGGTGGAAGAGATGACATTGATTGAAGGCAGATATCGTGACAAAGCGGAATACTATGCAAATAGGTTGCGTGATTACTTGCGTACCAATACAAATGATTATCCATTGTTCTTGAATCCAGGCAATACCTTTGACACCATCAGACCAAAGAACACCGCATTCAGCGGAGGCATTTATCTACCTACAAACTATGACGACTGCTTTTGGGGATACGACTTCCCCGACACGGACAAATAAGTGGCAGAAAAACAACGAAGCCAAACTTCTCAAATTCCTAAAGAATGACCCTAAACCAAATCATCACAAAAATCCAAGAAGCAGCCGAAAGCCATAAAATGGTCGGTCACTTTGGTGTAGGTCAGCAGTCCAATCTCACGGTTGAGAATGTTGAGTACTATCCGCTTGTTTGGTTGTATCCTGATGGGTTCAATCTCCAGTCAGCCGGGAAGTTAATGACATACAACTTTGCATTGATTGTGATGGATCGTGTTTTTGAATCTGAATCCAACACGATTGAAGTGCTTTCGGATACGGCTCAGATTATGGCTGACATATTTGCTTTGATTGACAACAACAATCAAGCAGATGGTGATTTTGAATTAAGCATCAACGGGAATGCCACTCCTTTCTACGATGCGAAAACTGATATACTTGCTGGATATGCAATCAACTTCCAAATCCTCACTCCTTATTTGGCTAATAGTTGCGTCGTTCCTGTGTAGTGTGCTTTGGTCAATGTTCAACTTTGAAGAAGAACACCGACCCGTACCACCGCAGATCAATGTAGAGATGCACGAAAGAATTGTGGAACACACCAAGATAAAAAGAATAAAGCTCATTGAAGAAATCAACCACTATGACACGATATTTCTTGATACTTTTGATGCTACATCTTCAGGGCTTGAAGGGGCAATCCGTCTCCATAGATTCTGCGACTCTACGAACTGCGAATAGTTATCTTGTCAAAGGTGCAATCGCACGGCAGAAAGTGAGCCAGTTGATGAAGGTTGTCCAAGCGGATTCCATCATCATTGATCAGCAAGATTCCATCATCATCAAGCAGAAGTTAAACATCGGATATCTGAAGGATGAGAACAAAGTCCTTGTGAAGCAAAACAAAGCCATCTCACGCACTTTGAAGTTATTCAAGAGTATAAGTATAGCATTAGTTGTTTTAACGCTTGTAGGATGGCTGAAATAGATTTATCCAAATTGCCTGATGCCCTTGATACTTATTTAGGTGATGCATCTCAAGGTTCACTCCTTCAGCAGATCATCGTTGAATGGTGGAACAAGAAGGTGATCCCACCGATTTGGGCAAATCTTGATGCCAATGGAACAAACGCATCATCTAAACTCCGACAATCTTTCATTCCTGGTACTATCACCAAATCGCCGACATCAATCAACACCATTCTTTTGGCTGAGGATTATTGGGAGTTCATAGAATACGGAAGGAAACCAACACGAGGAGGACATATTGAAGGCACTCCCTACTTGTGGCAATCGTTAAAAACTTGGATCAGTCAAAAGGGTATTAAACCAAGCGACGGTCAAACCTACGATTCACTTGCCAAAGCCATTGCCAAAAAGATTCACCGAAGCGGAACTAAGGCACAACCATTCCTTGAAAAGGCATTCACCGAATCAATTCAGATGGAATTGGTCAACGAGTTGAACGCTCGTTTTGGGGATTTGATATTCTCGGAGGACATAAAAATATAATTAAAAGTAAAATTTATTTGCATTACTGATAAGTTTATTTTACTTTTGCTCTCGTTATGGATTACACGAAAGCAATTGAAATCATCAAACTGAAACGCAGACAAGGTCTTTATCAGATTGTCGCAAGAAAAACGGGAGTATCACTTCCAACTGTCAGAAAGTATTTAGTTGAGGGAAACATCGTTTCTCCAAAAGCAAAAGCCGTCATTGAGATTGCATTGAGGGAGGTGTCCAATGATTGAGTTGGCAATCAACGGATGGATTCTTTCCGTTCCTGGTATCGTGCAGGTAGAGAAATACATCTACACGATTGAAGCCGTTGACCATTGGTTAATCAAAAACCACATTGATGAGCTTCAAGAATATGTCAACTCACGAGAAGTTGGATTCGGTGATTGCGTGACTAAGGAATTTGATGGCATTAATTCTGAGGCATTCTTCAACAACGAAGTGGACAAGTTCACTGTGTTATTTATGCTCGGACAACAAACTAACTTTTTATAAAAACTCTATGAATAAATCAGAATCAATTAAGAACATTGCCGGTGCGTTGGTAAACTTCCAAGCAACGGTGAGCAAGGTCGGAAAGGAATCAAGCAATCCTTTCTTCAAATCAAAGTATGCAAGTTTAGCGAACATACTGGACACCATCCAAAAGCCATTGAGCGAATGCGGTTTGGCAATTACACAGTTCCCTGATGGGAATGCACTCACGACATTAATCGTTCACGCTGAATCAGGCGAGTGGATGGAATCATCCTATGTGATGCCGGTTGCAAAACAAAACGATCCACAAGCAATGGGAAGTGCAATGACCTATGCACGGAGATATGCACTCGGTTCAATCCTAAATCTAAACATTGACGATGATGACGATGGTGAGAAAGCAATGGGAAGGCAGTCAGCACCCAAGAAAGAAGAACTCACGCCAAAGCACAAGAGTTGGGCAAAGGCAGTTGAACACTTGCAGACAGGTGGACTGATGACCGACATCACCACCAAGTTTGAAGTGAGCGAAACAAATCAGAAACTTTTAATAGGGGAAAAATGAAACTTCAACTTCCAACAATTCACACTAATTTGAACGAAGACGACTGGCAAGATCTGAGGCGTTCTCGCTTCACCGCATCTGAAATCCACAAGCTGATGGGTAGTCCGAAAAACAAATCGGAGTACCTGTCAGAAACTGCCAAGACATTCATCTTTGAGAAGGCAGCGGAGTATCTGACCGGACAAAGAGCGGAGATGTATGGTCGTGCTTTGGACTGGGGAAAGGAACACGAGAAAGAAGCGTTCCACTACTTCACTCAGCAGACCGATGACTTTTACACATACTACGGTGCGGAAACATACACCTTCATCACCTATGGCGAATGGGGTGGGTATAGTCCTGATGCACTTGGTACACACCTGGTTGAAATCAAATGTCCTTTCAATAGCGGGAACCACCTGCAGAACTCATTCATCACCAACAACGAGCAGTTGAAATCCAAACGACCGGAATACTATTGGCAAGTTCAGATGGGTATGGTTGCAACGGAGATGACTGAAGCGTTGTTCTTATCGTACGATCCACGAATGCCCATTGGCAAGAAGCTCACGCAAACCTTGATCACTTTGGAGGAGGACATTCAGGAAATGATTGACGAGAAGTTGTCTGCGGCTGGAGAACTATTTTTGTCAATTACTAAATAAATCGTTCATTCACAAAGTCGGAGTAAAATAAATTTGCAGAATAGAAAAATATGTTGTTAGTTTGATTTATGGATATGACACAAACACAAAACAATATGACACACGCAGATTTTCAAAAAGCGTTAAAAAGCGGAAACACACAAGTAATTTTGACTTGTGCAAGGTCGGGCGAAGAACTCATTTGCACAATCACAAGTGCAGGACCAAAACGAGTTACTATCAAAGTAAGTGATTCTTATTCCTTTTCTTTTTTTAACAATGGGATCAGACAAGGAGGCACTTACAAATTATTAAACAACGAGGGGGCTTAATCGCCCCCATTAATTTTACAACTATGGATTTGATATTTTTAATCGTAATCACACCCATCACCATTGCGGTGATGTTCGTGTACTGGAAGTTGAAACAATACTTCAATGACTTTGACAACTTGCCGGAGGCATCACCGTATCAATTTGAGAAGGACAACTACATCCCCGAATTTGATACCTACACGAAGGCAATCTACAAGAACAAATTTTACAAAGGAAAAATAAAATGACAACAATCATCATTCTCGGACTGGCTTTGTTTCTCGCCATTGCCTTGTTCAAAGTCAACGCACTTTCAACAAGGGAAGAAGAACTACAAGAACAGGTAAACAAGTTGAATCGTGAGTTGTGGGATTTGCAAACGGAGAATCTGACCATCAGGTCAAAGATTGCCGAAGCAAACGACCGTGCTAAAACTTGGGAACTTCACGCCAACGATTTAATTCAAAGTAGAAAAAATGCTCAAAGCACTGGTCGTAAAGGCATCAATTAATTTCATCATAAAGTGGCGAGTGTATTTCGCAGGAGAACTCCTCGCCACATTTGAGAACGAACAAGACGCAAAAGATTATGCAGAATTCATTGATCAACAAGAAGACAGTAACTGAATTTATCTTTGAGTTGCTATGGGAAAAAGTCCAAAGCGGTGAGCTGAGGTCTGACATCTACACAACATCAGTCCTGATGGACATAGAACGACAAGCAACCCAGTACGAACCATTCATAAGCCAGGAACACTACAATGACGGATTCAGCAAAGCGAAGGAAATCTATGGATGAGTATGCACTCATTTGGGCAATCGCAGTTCTTCGTGAGGATATGCGACATACTTGGGAATACATCGGATGGAGATTAAACATTAATCCAAAAAGAGCAGCATTTTTATACACTAAAATAAAACCACATTTCAACTATGCAAAAATATATCAAAGCAACGATAACGGCAGTAATGATTAACCAACCGGAAACAAGGGATTGTGATTTCAAACTGATGACGGTAATTTACAAAGGGATGTGCAACGGCAATGATTTCTTCACGATGTTTGAAGCCAAGCAACTGCCATCACCCGAAACCATCAGGAGAACACGAGCTCAACTTCAAGAGCAACACGAGTACCTTCGTGGGCAGAACTACCAGTCACGCCAAAGATACCAAGTCAAAGTAAAAAAAGATTTGGGATATTTACCGTGATTGATTACTTTTGTAGAAGAAGGTGAGATTTCGCAGCTCTCGTTAAACTTTCAAGATTATTGCCCGTTGGGATGATAGGTGCTGCGACCACTGTCATCCTGATGGGCTTTTTTTATTCGCAGCAAAAATGAAAACACAACACGAACAATGGAAAGCAATTGCGGAATGCAATGGCGAGTACTACATCTCTGATCACGGCAGAGTCAAAAGTATGAAGTTTGGCAAAGAAAGAATCTTGAAACCTTTCCCAAACACACGAGGGTATTTAATAGTTTTTGTCGCAGGTAAATGGGAAAAGCAAAGATGTAATTTAATTCATCAATTAGTTGCTAAAACCTTTCTACCGAATCCCGAAAGTAAACCACAAGTTAATCATAAGGATGGAAATAAATTAAATAATTCAGTTACTAATCTTGAATGGATGACTCATCAAGAAAACATTCAACACGCTTGGGATACAGGGTTATTTGAAGAGAAAAGGAAGGCAATTGTTAGAGCTTGTATTATACAAAAATCAAAGCCAGTTATTGATTTGTATACTGGTATTAAATATAACTCATTAAGTGATGCTTGTCGTGTTAATAATTTAAGATATTCAACTGAAGCAATGAGAATTAAAATGGCATATAAAACAATTAGATTTAATTACTTATGAGCAAAGACCCAGCGTTCCTGTTCTATTCGTCAGATTTCTTGACGGGTACTTTGCTGATGTCAATGGAGCAAAAAGGCAAGTTTATAACTGTGCTTTGTTTACAACATCAGAAAGGACATTTGTCAGAAAAAGATATGTTGCAGATATGTGGAACATATGATGAAGATATATTTAGCAAGTTTCAAAAAGATTCAGAAGGTAAATTTTTTAATGTCCGATTAGAACAAGAAGTTGACAAACGGAAATCCTATTCAGAATCAAGACGAAATAATCGTATGAAGAAAGAAGATATGATAAACATATCTGATACATATGTTCAACATATGGAAAATGAAAATGAAAATGAAAATACAATTAAAGAAAAGAAGGTATCAGCATTTCAAAAACCATCCATTGTTGAAATCAAAACCTATATGACTGAAATTGGAATGGCTGATGTATCCGAAAAATGGTTTGACTACTACGAATCAAACGGATGGTTAGTTGGTAAAAACAAAATGAAGAACTGGAAGGCAGCCGTCCGAACTTGGAAGAGCAACAACCTTTCAAATAATACCACTACTCCACAAATTATCCACCGAAAAGTATTTAACTTGCAAGAATATGACGAGCGAACTTGAAGATTACATAATTGGTCAACTACTATTCTACGACCAAACACGGGCAATGTTGCCGAGAATCAAATCACAATGGTTTGAAACACCACTCAACAAAAGAATCTTTGATGTGATGTTGGAGATGTACATCAACAACGATGAGATTGATGTGCTGACATTAGGCAAGAAGTTTAATCGTGTTGAGATGGTTGCAATCGTTCGTTTGACTCAAGATGTATACGGGATGCCAAACATCAGCAGTCACCTTCCAGCACTTGAACACAGGTATCTCAAAAAACAATTGATTGATAACATCAGCAACTTGGATTTGACTGCGGACTTAAAAGAAATCCTAACCAATATGCAAACGATGGTCGACAACACCAAGTTCACGACCATCAATGATCCCGTTCAAATTACATCAGTTACCAACAAGACCGTTGATGCAATTATTGAGGCGGTGCAAAGAGGTGACAAACTCACGGGTAGACAAACGGGATGGGCAGGACTTGACCGAGTATTGGGTGGATGGAACAACGGTGATTTGATTGTGATGGCTGCAAGACCTGGTCAAGGTAAAACGGCACTTGCTTTGTCGCTGATGTATGACTTCGCCAAGATTGGTGGAAAGGGATTGTTTCTTTCTTTGGAGATGAGCAATGAGCAACTGGTTAAAAGATATTTATCATTGATCACCGACCTTGCCAATTGGAAGATTCGCAATGCAAACCTTCGGGAGTTTGAAGTTCAGCAATTAATCAATTCAGCCAACAATCAGACGGTGCAATTCTACATTGACGATGATCCAAATTGCAGTATTCAACAAATTAAATCCAAAGCCAAGATTCACAAAGCAAAACACGGACTTGAGTTGTTGGTTATTGATTACATCCAGTTAATCAAAGGAACAAAACAAAACAGGGAGCAAGAAATTGCAGAAATATCCCGAAACTTAAAATTGCTTTCTAAGGAACTAAACATCACAGTCATAGTGTTGGCTCAGTTATCACGCAAATGTGAGGAGAGAGCGGATAAAAGACCTATGTTGAGCGATATCCGTGAGAGTGGAAGTATAGAACAAGATGCGGATGTCGTGATGTTCCCATTCCGCCCGGCATACTATTCAGGTGAGAAGCTCCAACAAGAAGAAGCCGAATTGATTATCGCAAAGAATCGTCACGGTGAGTGCTACACAATCAAAACGACATTCATCGGTGAACGCACAATGTACGAAGAACGACTATGAGGCACGGAAGTTTATTTTCGGGAATAGGTGGCTTTGATTTAGCTGCCGAGTGGATGGGATGGGAAAACATCTTTCATTGCGAGTGGATGGAATTTCCACGAAAAGTATTGGACTATCACTTCCCTGATGCGGATAGTCACATTGATATATGTAAAACTGATTTCAAAAAATATGCAAACAAAATTGACATTCTCACCGGTGGATTCCCCTGCCAACCA